GCTAGTGCTGCTCCTGCTGTGTCCTCTATTCCCTTTGTGGGTTGGGTTGCGGCTGGTTGGATAGCAATGTTCGGTGGAGAACAGGGTGCGGAAATATCTGGTAATATGGCAGAAGACCTCAATAAAAACTGCTAAATAAAAGTAAAACCCCATGGCGGTTACTGGTAATAACAATTTTACTGCCTTCTCTAGGCAAATTTCTAATAGGAATTTCCTATCGCCTGCTGGATTTAAGTTCAGTTTGGCCAAAACACCAAAGGTAGACTTCTTTTCACAGTCGGTTTCAATTCCAAATATCAATCTTGGAGTGTCTATGCAGACATCTTACTTGAAGGATATCCCTGTGCCTGGAGATAAGATGGATTATGGTGACTTGGATATTGAGTTTTTTATTGATGAAAATCTAGAAAACTATCTACAGATAGAAAGATGGATGAGATCTCTTGGATTTCCAGAGACTATTGCCGAATCAATAGACTTAGATCCTAACCCAGATGATCTACTTATGGGTGCCAGATCGGATGGAACTCTGTTAATATATAATAGTAGCTTCAATCCAGTCGCAAAGGTTCAGTTCAAAGATATGTTCCCATCATCATTGACACCTGTGCCATTTACTGCTGATGCAAGTGATATAAATTATATTATGGCGACAGCTACTTTCAAATATACTATTTTTAATGTGGAGAGTTTGATCGAGAATGAATCTTGATTTCATACAAGGACTTTGGGATAAGGACTCTGTTATAGATGATGAATTATTACACTCAGAATCTACTAAAACACCAGCCTTACACGCAAAGTATTATAAAATATTTACTAATATCCTGACTTTACAGAAAGCACAGGAAACTCAATATAAAATATTGAAAAAGGAGAAATGGATATACTACAGTGGTAAAGCATCACCAGAAGTATATGTAGAAAAACCTTTTGATTATAAAGTTCTAAAGGCCGATTTAGACAAATACTTTGATGCAGACCCAGATCTCATCAGATGTACCGCAAAGATAGAGTACTATCAAATAATGTTAGATTATTTGGAGAGCATACTCAAGGTCATTCAAAACAGAACCTACCAGATAAAGAATGCCATAGAATGGCAACGATTTACAAATGGGTTATGACAAGTCTCAAAATTGCCAAGAAAAATGAAGTACATCTCACAGTAGATGCAGAACCTCATGTGCAACAAGAACTATCAGATTACTTTACGTTTGATGTTCCTGGCGCAAAGTTCATGCCTCAGTATAGGAATCGACATTGGGATGGTAAGGTAAGATTATTTTCGACTGCAACAGGTGAAGTGTATGTGGGATTGTTAGATAAGATAGTTTCTTGGGCAAAGAAGTCGGATTATAATGTTGAACTTATAAACAATGATGTATATGGAACACCATTTGAGGAAAACGAAGAGATATCTCTAGAGGGCGTAAAGGACTATATGACTGCAATCTCCAGTTATAAACCAAGAGATTACCAGATTGCTGGTGTATATGATGCACTCAGAAACAATCGAAAACTAATTATATCACCCACTGGATCAGGTAAGTCACTGATGATCTATGCTGTCACACGTTACCATGTGGGTAGGAAGAGAAGAATATTACTTGTCGTCCCGACCACCTCTCTCGTAGAACAGATGTATAAGGACTTTATAGATTACGGATGGGATGTCGAAAAATATTGTCATAGAGTATATGCTGGTAGGAAAAAGAGTACACAACAACGTGTAACAATATCAACTTGGCAGTCGATTTATAAGATGGATAAACAGTGGTTCTCTCAATTTGATGTTATAATAGGAGATGAAGCACATCAATTTAAGTCTAAGTCACTAATTAGTATCATGTCTAAGATGAGAGATACAAAATATAGATATGGATTCACTGGAACATTAAGTGGCACACAGACTCATAAATGGGTTCTGGAAGGGTTGTTTGGGCCATCATATAAAGTGACTAAGACTTCGGAACTACAGGCCAAGGGACAACTGGCGAAGTTATCTATCAGAATTATACTCTTAAAGCATGAACCAAGAAAGTTTGATGACTATAGGGAAGAGATAAATTATATCATAGAACATGATAAGAGAAATTTATTCATAAAAAATCTAGCTTTAACTCTAAAAGGTAATACATTAATACTTTATAGTCGTGTAGAAGCTCATGGAGAACCATTGTATAACTTAATAAATAGTTCTGTAGAGAACGCAAGACAAGTATTTTATGTACATGGCGGAGTCGATGGACAGGAAAGAGAAGAGGTCAGGTCAATCACTGAAAGGGAAAGCAATGCAATCATTGTTGCCTCTTACGGCACCTTCTCAACTGGAATTAACATTAAAAACCTTCATAATGTAATTTTTGCTTCACCTTCCAAATCAAGAATTCGTAATCTCCAGTCCATAGGTAGAGTTCTCCGTAAATCAAAGACTAAAACTCAAGCAATGTTATATGATATTGCTGATGACATCACATATAATTCACAAAAGAATTATACTTTGAACCATCTCATAGAAAGAATCAAAATATATAAAGAAGAAGACTTTAATTATGAACTATCACACATTAAGATAAAATAAATGGAAGAAGAATTCTACGCATCCGTCAAATTAGTCTCAGGCGAAGAGATCTTTGGAGAGGTTATGCCTTCTGAGGAGAATGGTCGCACGGTTTTAATTATTAGTGATCCTGTAGAAATCGAAACAGTGAGTATGGATGGGAGACATGAGGGTCTCCGCATGATGCCTTGGTTAAGAAGCATGCCTACTGAAGGAATGATAATTATCCCAATGGATAGAGTCATCACTGTAGTTGAAGCAAAGGAAGAATCTGAGGTCGTCGCCTATTATCAGAGATTTATTATGACAAACCATGTAAACGGTTCATCAGAAAAGATTAAAGTAACTAAAAAGATGGGATATGTAATTTCGGTGGAGAAGGCTAGAGAGTCCTTAGAGAATATCTTTAAGAAAGGCTCAGAAGCCCCTGAGTAACTAAGAGCTTTATAGCAGCTAAGGCTGTTTTGCGCTCTGACAGAGCTATTGTACATCTATTTCACATACTTGTCAAGCGTCTTACTTTATGGTATACTTAATACATTACAAGAGGTAATATAAAATGCCCGCAAAAAAGGCAACAGCAGCAACGCCAGGAGCTCCTAAACGTAAGAGAGCTAGATCTGAACATTACGTTAATAATAAAGAGTTTCTATACGCAATAGTACAATATAAAGCTGATGTGAAAGAAGCGGAAGAGAAAGGAGATCCTAAACCACGCATCACTAATTACCTTGGAGAGTGTTTTGTAAAGATTGCAACACACCTTTCATATAAACCAAACTTTGTAAACTACATGTTCCGTGAGGACATGATATCTGACGGCATCGAGAACTGTGTCCAGTACATACATAACTTCAATCCAGAGAAATCTACGAATCCTTTTGCGTACTTCACTCAAATCATACACTATGCTTTCCTCAGACGTATACAAAAAGAGAAAAAACAAATGGAGATCCGTGAAAAGATCATTGAGAAGTCGGGGTATGATGAGGTTATGCATGTTGACGATCCTTTCGGCGGCAATTCTAGTGACTACAACTCTATAAAAGAGGCAGTACAAACAAAGATGAATCAATGAAGCTAACACAAGAAATGATAGACAAGATCCAAGAGTTGATGAATCACACTAAGAAAGATGGATCTACGAATTGGGTTGATGGTGAAGAGATTAAAATTAGTTTGTCAGGAACATTTGCTGCTGATAGATTTATAGTTATTGCTAACGAATCTAAAAAACCTTGGGTGCCTGCGGAACCGCATCCTAGATTTGATTATGAGAAGAAGGAGTTCAAGAAGTGAAGATTGCGATCATCACCGACACACACTTCGGAGGTAGACGAGGTAACAAGGTCTTTCATGACTTCTTTCAAAGATTCTATGACGATATATTCTTTCCAGAACTAGAGAAGAGAGGTATCAAGTATTGCATCCATATGGGAGATGCCTTTGACAACAGAAAGAATATAGATTATTGGTCTTTAGACTGGGCAAAACAACATGTATATGATAAGTTTGAAAAATTAGGCGTGAAAGTTTGGCAACTTGTAGGTAATCATGATGTTTACTATAAGAATACAAACAAGATCAACTCAATTGATGCACTCCTAGAACATTACGATAACATAATTCCTATATCTAAACCAGACACATATGATATAGATGGATTCAAAGCAATGATGTTGCCTTGGATTTGTGATGATAACTATCAAGAGACTCTTGCAGCAATAGAAAAATCAGATGCAAAGATGGCATTTAGTCATTTGGAACTCAATGGATTTGAATTATATCCAGGCATGTTTCAACAAGGTGGTATTGATAA